TCTGAATAACTACCTATACCAATACCACCAAAATTAGCAGCCCATGTTCCACTACTTGCATACAAAGAGACTGCAAACTGATAGCCTTTATCAGTGTCAGATGTTAAGGCATAACCACTACCACTATTTTGTATAGTTCCATTTTTATAAAAATATACTAATAAGTTATCAACATCCATTGCCATGCCAATAATATCCCCAGCAGCATAAGAAAATCCACCACTAATGACACTACCATCCTTAAAAGCACTTCCAGCTGTATTAACAGCAGTCCCTATATAACCTACCCAAGTATTATGATCGCCGTATGGGTCGGCTTTATTTGCTGGAGCAACACCGATATAAGGGTATGAACCACTCGCAGAAGAATAACTTACAAGTTTAAATTCTGCATACCACTTTCCAGAATTATGACCAAAAGTTGATCGAGCTAATTTTTGTCCTGTTGATGAAGTTGAAAATCCTAAATTACCCTCTGAATAAGATGCACTGGAAGCGATTTCAAAGGTTGAATTGTAAGTAGCAAAGTTATTTGTAGGAGTATCTTTCATGGAATCATTACCAGTTCCAGCACTTACAGAGAAATTAGTTGGTGTGAAGTTGTTGCCGTTACCACTTGAATCTTTGCCAAGTGTGGTGCTTGATGTGCCAGAATTATCAGAAAAATTTAAATAATATCCATTTGTCCCATATGTAATAGAAGGTGATTTTGGAATCCATTGACCAGTTTCGGAATTTGTTTCAGCAAAATCACTAGGTTCATATTTATTCCCATCAGAGTAATGAACCTCTGCAAGATACATATCTGAAGCATTGTTGTCTAGCCACCATGAAGCAGTACCTACAACCATTGCTACACCTGATTCATTCATGGGAAAGTTACTATTACTAGGATTGCGACTTGAATTTAATGTTAATTCTTCACCATTAATCCAAACTCTTTGTGTCGTATTAGCTGCATCTACTTGATGTACAAGATGAAACCAAGCTCCTACATCTCTAAACTCTCGATCACTGATAACTCCGTAATTATTACCTGGAGAATAGTAACTATATAAATTATCATTCTGAAAATACAAGGAAAAATAATCACTACCACTATGTGCAGAATAAATGTAATGATTGTTATTAACGAGATTTGTTCTTTTAATCCATGCACTAAAAGTCCAAACTTTTTGATTTCCTGTGCTAGATGGGGTTCTTGTTAAGTAATGGTATTCGGATTTATTAAACCTTAAACTGCGGTCTACTGTGTAATCAACAGCAGCCCCAGAAGCTCCGATTCTTATTGGATCAAAAAATGGCATTACTTAACGTCCAAAGAAACTGCACAATGAATTACGTTACTGGATAAAATTATGTAGTCTATTCGATCTACCGCAGCAGCAGTTGTTGTTAAGGTTGGGGCTGTACCACCTACAAATTTAAAAGCACTATTAAATGAAGCTGTCCTAGACCCTGTGCCATCTTGAGTTATAAATATCGAACCAGCTTGTCCAACAACTTGATTACTTGGTGCTGCAAAGGTTCTGTTACCTCCAAGCGTTACTGAGTGATGACAGGCTGTAGCCATGTCTATTGTTATTGTTGCTCCGTCTGATAAGGCTGTAATATTAGCTGCTGCTCCTCCTGTGAGTGACACACCTCCTGTTGAAGTTTCAAACTTTTTTACGTTATTTTCATACAGTTCAACTGAGCCGTTTTCATTTGCAATTATTATATTCTCATCATTAGCTGCGTTATTAAACATATATTGAGCAGATCTAAACCTTATTCTTGAATCATCCTGAATAATTAAATCATTAGTAGTATTTACTATATAACTGGAAGTTCCATCGTGATAAATTTCTAAATCTCCGCCAGTTCCAAACTTAGCTTTTGCGTTATCAGCAAACTCAAGAGCATTATCTGATCTGTCAAAAACAACGTCATAGCCAGCAGTAGCACCATCAAAAGTTACATCCTCCTGGAATATATTTGTTGAGGTAAAAGTATTAGCTGCTGATAATCCAGCATGACCAAAGTTTGTTGCAGATACATCACCTAGACTTACAAAGGCGTTATTAGCAGCGTTTCTTATTTTTAGGGTATTACCATCAATATGAGGAACATAAGCCGCCACACCGATTGTAGGATCGCCAGAGCCTTGATTAACAGTACTAAGTGCAGCAATTATTTGATTTAGCTTTGTTCTTACAACAAGACCAGTACCATTATCAACGGTAAAGCCAGATCCACCAGTATTATCGACTCTTGACATAGCAAACTAACTTTTTTTCTAAGTATATCCTAAATATTAACCTTTACCAAAACCAATAGCAGTAAAGTTAAAGTTTCGATCTACAGAACTTCCAGAACTATTTTTAAAATGAACAGTAAAACCAGTACCAGTAATACTTGAAAGCTCGAAGAAATCACCTGATGCCATATTAAATGCTGTGATGCCTATTGCTGGTGGGTTAGAGTTTACACCTAACAATGCACTTGTGCCTGTGAAAAATGGATGGTCAAATGTTATAGATTTTGCCCCTGCACCTGAAGCAATGGTTGTTGTACTTTGTTCTGTTCTTCTTTGAAATTCTGCAAAATATCCAAGTTGACTAACTCTAATATCTTGGTTTGTATCTTGCGTTGATAACACACATTTAAATTTAAATGTCCTACCTTTAAATGTTCCATTTGCAAACTTTTGAAAATCTGAATAACTACTGCCATCTTGAGAAGTCTGAACAAAAACCTCGGCATTTGTGTCAACGCTTGAAACTCCATCAAAATCCTGTCTTGCATCAATATCTGTTACTGAATCAATTAAATCAGATGAATATACAGAATCTGTTTGTATTAGTTTTCTTAGATCAAGACTAAATACAGCACCTAAGTCCAAAGTTTCATTAAATAAATATGTACCAGTTGTTGAAACACCACCAATATCATCAATTGAGGTTTCTGAATCAATATCTGTACTGTCATCAAAATTACCTGTACCAGCTAAACTGATTGAATTTGTACCAGAATCAAATCCAACATTAGTTTTAGTACCTTGAAATTTAGGGCTGTCCAAATCTTCTCTTCTTGTCTGTACTAATAGTTTTGGTTGTGACTCAGGCAAATCTATAACAATACTTGTTTCACCTGTACTGAATCTGTCTCCATCGTCTTGTGTCTTGAGAATATACTCACCTTCCAAAAGTGGAACCACTTTTTCTGTTGAAGCCCCACTCAAAGCGAAGACCAAATCTGTTGCGTCTGAAAATGTACCAGTACCATCAGTTTTTGGTGTATGACGTATGTGGATTCTGCCTCCTGCACGCACATCTTTGTCAGGAACAGCATCCCACCTAAGTCTTATCTCCTTATCAGAAATAGGTTCATACGTTAAATTTGTGATATTAGATGGCGGTGCTGTTTTACCAACAGCATTAAAAGTCAAATTAGTAGAAGTTGCGCTTAACTGTAATGCAGCATTAAAACTGAATACTTGTATTTCATATGTTCCAATATCAGTATTTAAAATTTCAAAATCTGGACTAGAAACAGTTGTTGAAACATAATTACCATTGTTAAATCTGTAGTTAACCTGATATTGAGTAACACCTGTAACTGGTTGCCAACTGATAATTAATTTTGATACAGCATTATTGTTGATAACAACAATTTTTTCCTCTGCTTGTAAACCAACAGGAGGATTTTTTAATTCATTTAAAAGACTTACAGTTCTAGTGGCAAGAGAAGAACCATCTTCAATAAAACTATACTTACCATCTTTATAAGATAAAGCAGTAACTAGATAATTAATACCATCCTGTTCTTCTACATTTATTACTCTAAACAACTGGGAAGATATAGTTGTATTTGATATCATCCAAACAGTATTTACATTTGGTGTCTGAGAAAAAGCACTTGATACTGTTACAACACCACTAGATATACTGCTTATATCTTTAGTCTCAATCGTTCCATCTGGAAGAATAACAGAAAGTGTTGGACTATTTGTTGTTGGTAAGTCAGTAGAATCTGTATCGTCAACTGTCATAACAGTTGTAGATGCAACAGCTTTTAACCTTCCTGATCTTCTTACTCCTGCTCTTACTGGATCGTTTATTTGGATAACACTTCCTGGTCTACATATCGCACCACTATCAATAGAAGTTGAAAAGTTAACAATTTCAGATTCATTATTTTCACTAAAAAGTATTGCACGACCCAATCTCGCAGCTTGTCCTCTTGAAGTACACGCAAATGCTTTTACTTGTTTAACAACTGTACCTATCTTTGTTATTAAGGCACTATCTTCAACAACTTCAAAATCTACTTCTTGCGAATCCATATTAAAGTAAGACACAGAAACAACACTGTGTCTTGCTTTGAGACTACTGCCAGAATAATTAAATCCAGCTTCAGTAACATTAGCAAGACTGAATAGATATGAACTGTCTTTCGGACTGTCTTGTGCCAGTTCTATTGATCCAGCAGACCATATTGGAACACAACGCATAACTCCTGCAAGTTCATTTATCAGATCAAATGCTTCATTACTGTTCTGAATATTTACATTACAACTAAATCTAGCTTCTTGTCCTCCAAATCCGTCATCAACTAAAGTATTAGCAAATTTACTTGCAGTAACAAAAGAAAATAAATCAAGAGAACTATCTGTTATATGATCTCCAAATCCGTATCTGGTATCTGTGAGAAGATCAAGAAGTACCATTGAAGGGCATGAACACCATTGAGCTGCACCCATTACTCCATTAAAAATATAGCCATCAGGATAAACAATACGACCAGTTGTGTTATCTACTGTCGGTGTTCCCGATCCACTAGCACCTGCTCCTGGAATCCTTACCTTTATTCCTCTAATACGATATTTTCTTGATGGGATAGAACTGAATTGTTGAGAATCAAGCCTTAATGACGCATATGCACTATTTAAATATGTTTGTTTATCATCAATAATTTCAGTAAAACTTGTAAATTGAAAAGTATTTACTGTACTGGCAGAAGGAGGATCAGCCGTAACTCTTACAACTTTTACATCAACAGGAAAAGCACCTGTAAGATTTACACGATATTCTTTTTGATAAGCATCAGCAGTACGACCAGTAACAGTATCATCTATTAAAGTTGTAAATCCACCACCATTGTATTGAATTTGAATTTGAAGATTAACAGAACTACCAAGCAAGTCTCCAGAATCAGTGGCAACTTGTATTTGTGGGAAAGTTACTGTCACCTTCACAGCATCAATATTAGAGTTAGATATTGTTCTGGTTACAGGAGTCGAATTTGTTACAGTTACACCTACAGTATTTATTGACTGACTACTTTCTATACCACTAATATGTTCTTGATTTGACGTTCCAAATCTTGGTGTAAACGTTACATCTTGAAAATTGAAATCTGTACTAGCAGGACTTGTATTGCTGGCACTAGATTGCAAAATAGCTGTATCGTTTAAAAATATATCTTTTAAGGCAGCATTATTATATGCAGTTGTACCTTTTGTTAATCCAGCTTTAGAAGCAGTAGCAAAACCTTCAATTTCTCCCTCTGATATCAAATCAAGTAGTGTGGCAAACTGACGGCTATGTAAAGTATCAGGAGTTCTAGTTGGTTGGGGTGGGGCAGATGGTGGAGGAGCACCACCAGCACCTCTAATAATTTTGGGATTTTTTGTCATGCTCTTACCTGTTCAGTATCAACACCTGCACTTATTACAACACTTCCTGTAAATATTTCACCATAGACTATTGGAACAGGAGTACCTGCTCTTGATGTGTTTTGCAAACCACTAAATTTAAACGATATTCTAGGGTCTTGCTCGGAAGAAAAATCAGGAGATTCTGGTAAAGGAGTTAACATTTGAGAAACTCCTCCAAGAGCTAACAAAGCACCTGTAGTACCAGCTACTGTTGATAAGGCAACAGGAGCACTTAAACCAAAGGTTCCTATAGTGACTGCTTGTAACCCTGGTATAAAACTAGCTCCGATTAAAGCAGCACCAGTCAAAACTCTACCTAATCCTCCCTCTCCTCCAGCACCAGCTATTACAGGAACAAAATGTAAATCAGATTGTCCTATAGGATGTGCAAGTTCATCTTCTCCCAGCTCATAATCACCAACCAATATTTTATATGTTCTTTCTGCTATATACGCTTCTGATTTTGGAAAATTACAAACAAGAAAACTTACTGCCTGAGATATTGAATTTACCTTCACCTCGAATTCTTTATGTCCAATAAATTCTGCTAACTCTCCATATAGTTTTAATTTACGAAGCATAACGATACCTCCCTCCTGTGCATTTCAATAACCATTGAGAATAAGGTTCTCTACAAGATAGTCTATCTGTTAAATGATGTAAAACATCTCCATCCAAGAAAATAGCTACATGATTTAAACCAGGAGATCCGATAGACATAAATAATAAATCACCATTCATAATTTTATCTTCTGGTCTAAGTTCTCTAAAACCAGTCCTACAAGCACATTGCTCAAACATTGGATTTAAAATAAATTCTTCTGGTGTTACAGGTCTATCCCAATCTCTAAGTTCAATACCTTTTTCTTTTTTATACCAATCTCTTACTAGACTCCAGCAATCAGTAACACCCCAAACCCAAGGTCTGCCCAATAAAGGTGGTTTATATCCACAAGGTTCACAATATCCCCATTGTTCTGTTTTTGGATTAACAATATGCCACGGAAGATTACTTTGTTCACAGGCTATCTGATCTGCTTGACTAGGTGTAGGAGGTGTTACAGGGTGACTATGAACAACTGCTGTAATTTCTCCAGTGTTGTCTGCTTTTACATAATCTTCTGGATCAATAATAAAACATTGATGATCTGTCATTGATAAATTACGACAAGGAAAATATTTTTCTTTTCCTCGAATATTTAATAAAAGACCACAAGATTCCTTTGGATCTTCTCGTTGAGCATGAAGTAGTGCTTTATATTTCCAACTCATGCGTTAAATGTACCAATAGAAGGAAATATAGAACGAGTTGCCTGTCTTTTAGGCGCTCTAATTCCTGCAAGATCGAAAACAGCAGCTAATTCAAAAGTAACAATTTCTCTATTTTCTGCTGATTTTCTATCTATTTTGTAAATTTCCTGCGGAAACTCTGCTGTAGGATCTGGAGTTCCTAATGGATTACTACCTCCAGAAAAGTTGGCAGCATCAAGGTAACGTGCCAAAGTTCTAATTCTTGTAACTGTCGCTCCTGTCAGATCATTACCTGTAGTAGTAGCATTAACAGTTGCTAATATTGCAGAAATTGTTCCTATTGCATTACTGACAGTAAGGGTTGGTCTAGGTAGTTGTCCATTTTGATATGCAAAACCTTCAGCTTGTATTGGCATTTTTGTATATGTATTACCAGCCCAAATTATATTTGCGTTTGAATTGAGATTTGTACCAGCATGAAATCTATAGGTTGTATCAGATCCATGTAATGCTGTTGTGGTTACAAGTGTAAATAATTCAATTATTGCTGAAGGATTAATCTTTTGCAGATCAGTAATAATCGGAGCAGTACTCATGGTTCAAAAACTTGTCTAAATGTCGCAGTAACTGTTGCTCTATCTGCATAGTCTATACTTTCATTGTAACCAGGTTGTGCAACAAACTTATACGATGTTGATTCTCCTGGTGGGGTGTAATCAAAACTATCATTATCAACAGCCCTAGCATTTAGAAAATCCATAATAGTATCTGATTCTGTCAATGTAATATTTTTCCAAGTTAAATTATATTCTTTAGGGTTTTGATTTTCTGCTAGACCAAAAGTAATTCTATGCTCAAAACCATCAGCAAAACTTACGATACGAGTTTTAGGACTTTGTTTTTTTATTATAGGAAATGATGCTACAGGTGTAGCTGGAAAAGTTGCCATTATGCAAGTAATCCTCCTGGTCGTTTTTGTTTAATTAATTCTGATTGTATCGCAACTGAAATTACACGACCAAGTTCTCTACCACCTTGTTCACTTCCCTCAACAGATGAACCAGAAGCATCTACATTTACAACTATATTAGTAGCACCACCAGAAGCCTCAACCCCTAAATTACCAGAACGCCCACGTTTAAGAGGAAGTATAGCCTCCGCACCCGCCTCGCCCATTAATCCAAAATTTCCATAACCTCCAGATCCATAAGCAAAAATAGTAGGACTACTCACGATGCCGCCTTTTGCAAACTTTTTTAAACCTTTATCGTATACATTACCCTTTGCGTTGAAACTTGCCATTGTAACTTCACCTGTTCCAGTAGTAGTCTTTGTTACTCCAAAGCTTGGAAATATAGCACCAAGAATTGGTGCAATAATAGCTTGTCGTATGGCTATTCTTGTAATATCTGCAATTATTGATCTTGCCAAATCTGAAAAATTTAATTTTCCTGTGATAACAAAATTTACAAGTGCATTTTCCATCCCTTTAAATGCATTTACTGTTGCATCTTGTATTTGTTTATTCATATCACTAATACTTTGCACATAAGATTGCATACCAGCCTTCAAATTATCAAATGTAGACATACTTTTTTTAAGTTTTTTATCCTCGTTTTTAATAGTTTCCTCGTCGAGTCTATTTTGCTCTGCTTTCAAATCATTAAGGCGGCCTTGTGCAATTGCAAGTTGATTAAGTGCCTGTGCTTTTAAATTTCTGTTTCTAGGACTATCATCTAAACCACTTACTCTGTCAAAATTTTTCTGTGCTTTTGCAACAGCAGATTCTGCTTTTGATATAGCATTTTCTAAACCTATACCCATAAATTTTTTAAAAGCTGTTATTGCGTCATTTATAATTCCTACAATTTCTCCGAACACTGCTTGAAACTCTGCACCTATAGGTCTTAACAAATCACCTAAATTATCTTTTAAATTACTTATTTCTGTTTGTAATCTATCTCCTGCTGCTTCTGGTGCTTGTGCAAGAATTTTTGCATTCTCTCCATACTCATCAAATAATTTTTGACTAAATCCTAAGAAATCTTCTAGTGTTACTTTTCCTTGCTCTAATGCTTTATCTAAATCTGCTGGAACCATTCCCATTGATTCTGCAAACAATGTAAAAGCTCCTGGCAAGCGTTCACCAAGTTGTTGTCTCAATTCTTCGGCTGATACCTTACCTTTTGAAAACACCTGTGATGTTGCTCGCATTGCAGACTTCATATCCTCTAGCGAACCACCAGTACCTCTAATACCAGAAGCAATTGCCAAGAATGATTTTTTTGCATCATCTACAGATAAACCAGCACCTTTTACAGAAGCAGTTAATGAAGTAAATTGTCTAACAATTACATCCTGTGGTATTGCTAAATCTTTTGAGGTTTTTGCTAAAAATGCCTGTGCTTTGTTGTATTCATCAGTGTTACCTATAACTAGTCGTAATGCTTTTCTTTGCTTTTCTAACGCAGCATCATATTGTGCTACTTCTGCTAATGCTCCAGTAAACTGTCCTACTTGTGCGCCAATAGCACCACCAACTAATGCACCAGGTGCGCCTCCTACAATGCCTCCTATACCTGCACCAATTGCACCTTCTACACCACCAAAAACACTAGCACCTGCTATTGCACCTCCTATCTGTGCCATACCTTTTAAACTACGACCTTTTTTAGCAGTTGTATTAAGTTTTCTTAGTTTTCTTTCTAACTGTTCTGCTCTTGCTGTAGCAATCTTAAATTCTCTACTACCAATTTTTACTGAATTAGCTAGTTGTCTATATGAATTTGATAATGATCTTGTACCACTTATAGTTTCTGTGGCTGCTTTTTTTTGTTTTTGTAAACTTACTAATAATTTTTTACTAGAGCTTGTAGAAAGGAGAGAATTGTCATTAAGCTTTTTTAAACTAGATGTTAATCCACGCAGTTTATCTACACCTTCAATACCAACTTTAAATTTTAGTTTTGTTTCTTTATTTGCCATTATTTTTTATCCTTCTGCATTAGTTTCAATGCTTCGTATTCCATTACTTGTATTCCTTCAAACATAGCAACAGAATCTTTAACTGTATATATTTTACACAAGTATTCCAAAGATTTATAGTTTATGCCAGTTAATCCAGCCATACTGACATACCACTGCGTAGATAACTTCCAAAACATATTAACAATCTCTCTATTTTCCTCCCAAACTATACAATCACCAGTTCTTTTGTTTTTTTTCTCGGCTGCGATTTGTTCTTCTGTTGCACCAAATGCTTTTAATGCTTCAACAGTTTCATCTATAACTTCTCCTTGCACCCAATACTTCGCAACCTCTCTTAGTTTTTTTCAGAAGCTCCTCTCATACTTTCACCAAAAGCTTCAATAATACCTTTAACAATAAAATGATTATCAGTTAACGCCTCAAAGTTTTCATCGTTAAATGGTACATCGTTACCTTCATCATCCTTTATACCTGACCAACCAACTAGTACACTTTTTACAAAATCCTCATCATCTTGTTCCTCAACAAGTTTTGCAAAAGCTTTACGACCAATATTCTTAAATTTAGCCGTAAATGTCTCTTGCTTAAATTTACCTTTATCAGGTGTCTCTACAGTAACTTGCCAATCGTATTCAGCAATTTTTTTAAAGACTAATGCCATAAATTAAGTCATTACAATACTTAGCTCATTATTACCTGCTGTTGTAGGTAATGCCAAGTAGGGTAAACTCAAGCTATTGACCCCACCAGTGTCTCCTCTAGTAACTCCTGTTATATCTGTTTGTGGAACATTAACAGTAATAATGTTACCAGCAGTAGCACCGAGAACTATAGAAGTATTACCAGTGGCGGTAGCAACAGCTTTAGCAAAGTAATCTGTTGTTGCTCTTACAGGCTCTTCTATAACAGCAGTACCACCTGGTGCGCGATTAGTAATCAGTACTTCCTGACTAGATGCTGTTTCTTTATAAAGAACTTCATTATTGAGAGCTAAATCAAAAGATTCTATCCTCTGTGATGTAGCACCATGAAATGTTGCAGTTGTAATGTTTGTATCATTTACTTCTAGTGCTGCTGATTGATTAGCAACTGTAAATGTACCTGACATTGCAGTACTATCTGGTGCATTATATATTCCAGTGAACTCAAAGTTAATCTGAGCAAACTGACCTGCTGTCATTGAGATAGTAGCTGTTCCTCTGCACCCTGTTATAACGTGCCTTGTCGCACCATAGAAACACAGAATTGTACAACTAGAAAAAGAAGAACTAACAGGAGCATAAGTAACACTAGTTGAACTAGCTATAGTCTCAGAAAGTCCACAACTTTTTAAAAGAGGTGATAAGGCACTTGCAGTACCCGCCGCACCTGATCCTGATAACTCAGCACCAAATGATACAGCTACACGTTTGTTTGCAAGTAATGTACCTTGTGTGCTGTTACCTAAAAATCCTTGAAAAGCAGATGCTTGTACATTGTCAGATTCAATAGGAGTTACTTCTATATCAGTAACTTGAATAGCGTTAGAACCAGCTACAGGAGATGGATTACTCCCATAAGATGATTCAATCTTTGCTAGTAGTTTTGTCGTTCTTGTTAGAGCCATTGTCAGAGGAGGAATCGGTTTCTGGAACTAGTGTACTTTTTCCTGTTTCTGGATCGAACATATATGTTCCACCCTCACCAGGATTAGGCACTTCTGTATTTAGTTTAGCCATGAAATCATGCAGCAGTTAAATCAGATCTACTTGTACGATAACGTACAATAAAATCTTGACTAATTATACCAAGAGGTACATCAGCCTCAACCAAACTAAAATCAGTACGGTCTGGCGTTAGATCCAGAGCATACGAATTTATAGTTTGATCTGCCATTAATCTTAGATGAACTTGCTGCGTATATGTATCAGAATCGTCATCTGGTACGGCAGCCCTAACAATTGTTGACACTCTTACCCTCATTGACCAATCTAATTTGTCAAAAAAGTTAGTATCTGTAGGATTATCTTCTACAGGCTCAATAATTATTGCAGGTGTTTCCGCCCTTGCTATCGGTTCTACTCTAGATCTATAAACAGTGGCATTAGAAATAGCATCTAAGTTAGTTTTCATTCTTGCTAATATTAGCTCTCGTCTTGTATCTGCCATTAGACCTTACTCAATAATAGTGTAGTGAAACTGCCATCATCTATGAGCAAGTTTTCTCTGACGGTGTAATTTGTAGAATCTACAGATATTGCTGTGCCACGAGATGCAGATGTAACATCAGTTGTTTTTGATGTTAATAAATATTCAACAGATGTAGCAAGACCACCACCAATTACATCTGTAGGTTTATCTAAAATACCTTTAAAAGCAGTGCCACTACCAATCTGACAACTTACACCAAAGTCGTTTAGATATACGTTCAAGGTGTCAGCATCTTCAGTTAGTGCCATTTACTTTTTCTTTACTGGTGTTTTTTTAGGTTTTGTTACTTCTATAGGAGCTTCTATTACTTTTCCCATAGAACTTAACAATGCAAAATCACGTTCACTTATGTCGTATGTCTCTCCAGCTTCTAGTGCAGATCCACTAGCACATACGTTTTCTAAACACTTTACTTTCATAAAAAAAAAGGGGGTGT